CGGCAGGAACGTGCTAACGAGAAGGTTACTAGGGAAGCCGGTGATCTTACCTTTCAGGGTATTTATCCGGAAAAGCCTAGTGTAAGCACTTTTGATAAGGCAAAGTCTACAACCTCGGACTTTCTTAATTGGGCTACTGGCTACGAAGGCGAGTTGAATGAAGAGCAGCAAGCCGTTGCCGAACTACCAGAGGCAACCGCCTCATGGCAGCAAGAGGCTGAAGAAATATACCGGAGTACCGGTGTACGGCAGCGTGACGGTTCTCAGATATACACTGAGTATCTTCCTAATGAAGATGGCTTGGTTAAAAAGGATTTCCTTATACCACCGCCTAACAGTGGCTTCTGGGAGAGAGTAGCCAGAGGCGGTCTAGTTGAATTAGCCAAGGATGTCTCTGGACTTTCTCGCGGAGAAATTACCACTGACAGCAGCGAGTATACTTCAGACACTGCCGAAGAAGACAAGAATTTCAACCAAAAAGTACCCTCGCAGAAATTGCGCGGAGGTGAGCAATTCCTAGCAGACATCTGGTCTGTTGCAGTTCCAATGACAGCAGCCGCCAAGGTTACCCAAGGCGTATTCCAAGGCATAAAGGCCGGTGTTACTCTAAATAGAGCCGCCAAGCTAGGCGGTCTGGGAAATGTCTCTGCAGCTACTATCTCCGGCAGTATTGTTGAGACAATCGCCGCAAGCGAAAAGCAAGAAGGCTTATTCATAAAAGCTCCGTCCGTAAAGGAAAATGCAAACAATCTAGGGGCTAATTTAAACGATAAAGAAGCCAAGGATATTGCCGTATTGATAGACGGCTTGTTAATAAACGGTGCTTTAGACGGTATACTGACAGTACTGGCTCCAGTAGGGCGCATGGTTACCGGTAAGTCTAACGTGGCTTCGTTTCTAGTTAATAAAGAGGGTATGACTAGGGCGATACAGGATGGTATTGTCCTTAATGTTGCAGAGTATTTAGACCCTAAGATGTTCAAAGGTGCGTCTGCCAATAAGGTAGCACGTAATTTCAAAGTATTGGCGAAAGTCTTAAATCAGGAAAAAATTGTAAAATTAAAGATTGGAGATTTTGAGAAGGAACTGGATGTACCTACTGTACAGGCTTTGCTGAATGGTGCTGAAGCCTACGTGCGGGAAACCCGTCAGAGTATGGCGAGTAAAATGAAGCCAGAAGCCTATGAAAATATGATCCAGAGTGAATCTGATCTTATGTTCAAGCGCATGGTAGCATTATCAAGGTCACAGGCGTCTAATCCTCAAGTGCAAGGCCTAGACCAGAAATTAATGGCAGATATGGGGGATATGTTCCGTGTCGCCGGTGAAGCAAAAGTGGCTGGCGGCGTAGATGATGCTGCTACTACTACCGTAGGTAATTTAGCCAGAGTACAGAACAGTGATGTAGCTATTGCTAACGCAGACGTGGCAGATGCAGCTAGTAATGTTGCCACTGCTAGGACTAGTCTAGATAATGTAGTGCCTGAGAACAGGGCTATTCAATTACTAGAAGCAGATTTTGAAAAACTTAGAAGTACCAGAGAAGATCAGACGCTAGTATCTGAATGGACGCAAAGTACTGCCTATCCTAAATTTAATAATATGAAGCAAGGGGTGCAGGACGCTTACAAGGCTATTCCCAATGACCGTATTGGTACTCAAGCAGCGGAAGAATTATTTTCAGTCCTTAGTGAGGTAGTGAGAAAACAAAACGTCTTCGATACAGACGGTAGAAAAGCAAGATTTCTACTAGGAGAAATATACACCACTATTACCAACAGAAAAATGAAACAAGAAACCGTCGAGAGTGATTTATTCGGTCCTGATGGTATATTTGTTATGCGGAATAATGAAGTTGTATTCCGACCAGAGAACAATGCAGAATTATTTACACGGTTAGGTCAGTCTATTGGAGTGCAGGATGTTCTCAATTTAAGACCTAAATTAAAAGAATTACGAGACGGTACAGATAAATCCGTTGCTGCAGAAATAGACAAACTCCGTAAGCATATCACCAATCCGTATGATAATGGTTTTTTAGCGTTCCCTGCTGGCCCAACACGCGATGCGGCTATGAAAGCCGATCAAATGTTTAAGGATTTTGACAACACATGGCGCGGAAATAAAGATATAATAGCACTTTCAGACGTTTTCCAAAAGCAACGAGAGGCTAGAAATCTTGATACTACTGATATTGTGTCTACGCAGAAGGGTCAGATAGACTCTAACAAGGCGATGGACAATTACCTGACGAATGCCAATGAGGATATTTCCGGACAGAATTTCAACCACCTCATAGAAACTATAGATGAGACTGTAGGAGCCACTGGCCCAACGGTTGGTTTTATCAGTGATCTAGTCTTTGCCCGTATGATGCAACAGGTTTCTAATGCTGCTACTGAAGGCATGGACGCCAAAGGACTGCAGGCTCTAATCAGCCCTTATACGGAAAGACTACGTGCCTCTAACAATGGTGAAATGGCTGACATGCTAATGCAAACCATTAATGATATAGGCACAAGAAAGACTGAACTAGGTGATGAATTGGCTGGTGCAGAGAGCGCACTGACGGCGGCTACTCAAGCGGTTAAGACTGCAGAAAACTCTATACTGGCAAATCTTATGAGTAAGGTGGAAATGCCTAATAGTGGGGTAGGCGGCGTATCCCGTACTGACAGCAGAAAAGCCTTGTCTGACATCCTCATAAGGCCGGATCAGCGCGGTACTCAGGCTCTACTGCAGAAGATCGAAGAGTTGCCAGACGCGCAGGCATTGCTTGCCAGACAGGCTCTACAGGCGGTGGCTTTGGATACTATCGGGGCTAAAGTCTTTGGCACGACCATAGGCGGCTTTTCTAATGGTAAGCCGGTTAAGATGGTAAGTCCTAGTCAAGCCGCAAAGATGCTTGATCCGAAAGAAGCGCAAGGTCTGATGAATAGTTTGGATTTAATATTTCCGGCAAATTCACTAGACCCAACAGCACAGACGGTCAGAGAAGGCGTATTCCAGACTCTGGAGACAATCTACGGCACTTCAGTAGCAACTAATCTGAGAGACGTTCCGGTGGGTAGTAATACTGCCGTGGCAACTAATGTAGCAAAAGAAACCGGAGATGCAGTTTCTACAAGTATCTTGCTACTAGCGGGTTACATGAACCCAACCGCTGCGATGGCTAGAAGACTGACTTCTGCGCCTTTAAAAGAAGCAATAGAACTAGAAAAAGAAATATCAAAGCATGTTCTTGCTGCAATTATTACTTCACCAGAACAATTTGCAAAACTTATTAAAATGCAACAAAAAAACGCCCAAATTGGCCTATTAAGACAAGCCGCACGGGTAACACTCAGAACTGCACGGTTAGACGGGCGTTATCAGATACGCATAAGAGATGAAGAGGATGAGGGTACTATTGTTGGTAAGCAGATGAAGGAAATGGGCATGGATGTTGGCGAAGGTATATACCGTGCAACACCGTTTGCAGATGATACTGTTCGTGAAGGTAGTAACTGGCCTAATTAGACGAGTACGCCCGACCCCAACCACGAAGCCAAGCGTACTCTTGCATCGAAAGCGACCACTTGCTTTGATGATAACTTCTTATACTGTATCTAGATCACCCCTACAAGCAGCGTCAGGCTTCTTGCGGCAATTGTACACACATGGATATCACTTTATGATCAGGACTAGGCGCGGTACTTTTCAATCGACCAGTATCCAATTTCTGCCATGACTCACATTGATCTTGATGCTTAAATACCACGTTTGGGGCATGTACTCGGTACTGCCCCATTTGTATTAGTACAACCACGTATATCCACATATGTGTACTCCATTTACTAGGTTATATCAACCATTTCACACACGTCTCCGGAACAGGCTAATGTCTGCATCCCAGACGTGGTGTCTTCCAATTCGTATTCGGATAATTTTGTCCAATCGATCTTTTTGGGCATCTGATCCAGCAGTATGTGATAGTCAGTAGCCTGACAGTCCTGATATGGAGCCTGCTGGTATATGTGGTCATCGAATGGCAGGAAGGATACCCCGCTCATTTCATCGAAATGCTCATATACAAAGGCCCCAACGTCTAGCCACTCATGTGGTCTAACATTGCAGGTAATTGATGGCTTATGCTCACACCAGTGTCGCTGGTAAGCCAGCCAGAGTTTAAGTTGGTCGATGGCAGACACATCTTGAGTGTGGACCGCTCCTACTGGAGATTTTACCGGAAATGAGAATACAACGGTTGTATCTCCATTATGGACACAAGGCTCATTTGGTATACCTTGATCCGACATTAGTTTCGTGAGTGGGTCTTTGGAATCCCCTCTAACTGTACGAATATAATATGGAGAATGCCGTGGGTGTATCCCCGATGCGGAATCTACTAGTTGTGAAACCGTGCCGCTGGGTTTAACGCAACTTATGGCGGTGGACTGTGGAATGCCTAATTTCTCAGACCATTCTTCATTGGTATCAATGGCTATTTGCTTGAGATGCTCAAGAGTATCAGCCAGACCTTCGTTGGATAAAGTCATCAAAGGATTGTCCATAATACCGGTCAGACTAACGCCTAACAGCCGCTCCTCCTCTGTGTTGTCTGCCCAGATTTTCCGCAGGTAAGGGAATTTGGTATATGTGGATTGGATAGTACCAAGTACGGTAGCAAGTCGGACCTTTTCCGCGATATCTTCGATGGTATCTGTGGCCCTGATAACCGCTTCCGTAAGATTGCAAAACTGGTTTGGGCGTAGGCTGATCTCCGAACACGGGTTGCAACCGAAGGCATAGTCAGATTTTCTGCGTCCGGACTTGTCTGCCAAATCTTTGCAAGCCTGCCTATTAAAGATACCACGTTCACCGGTCCCACTCTCCATTAGGCTAACCCACTCACGCATAAATGCAGCCATGTCTGGTTTTTCAGTATACGCAACTGAGTTATTTGCTAAATTTCTCTGTTTTTCGGTTGCGTACCAACCCGTGCCTGCCTTGGCATGGCGCATCTTGTCATCTTCTAAATTAGACAATGAAATCATGGCACTGCGTCGAACACCTCCGACTACAACTACCTCGCCAATCTTACACATAATGTCGTGACATTCTATCGAATACAACTTCCGGCCTTGTGCGCCTTTAAATTTAGCCACTGCAAAATTGAACAAATCTACCAATGGCGCAGGTCCAGATGCTCTACCGCCAAACGTCTTCAGCCTCGCTCCAGCGGGACGTACCCGCGATACATCCCACTGTGGAATTTCACCCGCCCAAAGGAGTGCTAGAACTTGCCTGAGAGCCTTTGCCCAACCTTCTTTACTATCCTTCACAACGATTGTGGTTTCACACTCCGAGAGGTCAGGAACTTCGGGAAGGAGGTTGATGTATTGCTGCTCAACAGAGAAGCCAACCCCAGTTCCACAGAGGAGAATAAACATTGCCTCGTCGAAGGCTTCTTTTCTATCTACGGCTAAATAAGAGCAATTATACATGCAAGTATTGTCACGCTTACTTGCCTCGCCTGCACACATCAACGACCTCATGCTAGGCATAACGGCTAGTGAGAGAATGGCATCACGCATCTCTGCCTGATCGACAGGCTTGAGCCACGTATTGACGATATTAAACATATATCTATCGACTGTCTCAGACCATGTTTCTCTGCGACCTTCTTCTTCCAGCCAACGTGCGTAGCGGCTGGTTGCGATGAATGTCTGATAGTCTGTAGGTAGGTAGTTACTATGCATTTGTGGTCCTTACTAAATCTGATAGGTCTGCTTTTTTGTAATTTGGTCCTTTGAGAACCTTGCCATCAGGCCGGTAAAGCGGCTTACCGTCCGGTCCTAACTTGCTCATATTGGCGGCATGAATGCGTCTGACTGCTTCGTCTAAATCCCAGCCAAAGGTGGCTGCGTAGCCGTAAGCTACATAAACTAAATCCGCTAATTCTGAGAGCATTGCCGCAGGGTGATTTCCAGCATCACTCTCGTCTGAAAACTCGCCAAATTCCTCTGCCACCAGCCGGTATCTGAGGTCTTCCAGTTCACGATTAAACCGCCAGTTTTCATCCAGTGGATGATCCATGATCATGGCAAACTGGCGAACCATTTCTAGTGGTGTTTTCAGTGGCATTGGATCAGCCACTTCGGCTACATCATCGATATCTTGCTGCGTGATCACTGGTCAGTCTCCAATTCGGAAATTAACCGGTCCAAGTACCAACGAGATTTATTTAAGTCCTGTATACCGCCTTTATACCGCCACCTGTGTTGGTATTTAGCAATGTTACCGCGCAGGTAGCCTATGTATTCTTCTTTGTTTAGGAAGTCTTGGATGTACTCAATACATTCAATAGTACCTTCGTTATAATGCGGCGGTTGATGTACCATGTTTGGCCCATCGATTGCGGCTTGGTGCCATTCATTCTCTGACCACTTAGCCATCAGTGCAGCTTCCTTTTGAAGGTCACTACATTCTCGCCGTCAGGGCCAAGGGCAATGTCTTTAATTTCTTTTAGGAGATCAGCATGTCGATCACTGGAAATATCGTCAGACAAGTCACCATCAATGTCCTGACCGGTTAGTTTGGCTAAGTGCCGTGCAACCATGCCATCGAAGGCTAATTTGTCGATGCCCTCACGCATGTTGATGATGATGCCATTCAGCATGTCTAGATAAAACGACTTCTCTTCGTCATCAAAATCGTCGGCAATGGAGTGACCTACTTTGAGGTCCAAACCACCATCTTCCTCATTTATAGTCATCAAAATGACCATCGAATTGTCTTCAAAATCTTCGATATCCATTATCGGCCTTTTTTGGTCAGTTTGAAAAATACTTGCGCGTCAATCACAGCCAGTGGCTTCTGACGATCACCCTTTATTATTGCCAACGGAGTGGCACCTTTTGGGCAGTTGTCGGTGGCCTGTTCCATGATCTTGTAGATGGCAAAAGACTTGTTTGACTTGCACTCGACTGAGTACGGGAATAGGCGTCTGGCAGCGGGGGATAATTGTACATCCTCACCGCCAGCACCCATGCTTGTCGATCTGACATCGTCCGGCTCTAGCGTTGGAAACAAACCTAAAATTTGATCCCTGACATATTGCTGGAGACGCCGACCTTTGGCTTTGGCAGACGAGACTGCTATAGCCACTTTGGTTTCTCAAGCAGGGTGAAGTCACCCCATCCAGTTCCATAATCGTCTAACTGCTTGGCGTCCGCTATCCGGCGTAGAGTTGCCATCACCTGTTCATGCGCCCAGTCCATTAATTCCGGACTTACAACGTGCTGGTGGGCAACGTATGGAGCCGTCTTTTCAATTGCTAGAAAGGAGAACTCTTCCACGTCGATCTGAGCCAACTTGCAGACGTACAAGTAGTAAGCAGCTTGGATTGGATACGCATACTTCCAGCACTCTTTTGAAAAGCCGTCAGGACTGCTGTCGATGGTAGATTTAACATCGTAGACAATTCCCTCGACCATGCAGTCAGGCCGAGCTTTGACAGAAATACCAGTACTGGGACACTCCGCAAAGATTGACACCTCGTTCTGCCGGTCTGGATGCTCAAGCACCTTCCGGAAGGCCGGATTAGCCATTGCTGACTTAGCCATCCCCTTGACCATGTACCACTCGCCTTCGGTCAGCAGAACCTGATCCGGACCTAAGTCCTGCTCCATCTCAATATAAGCCTTGGACCGTCTGGTCTTTGGACCTTTAATGGCTATCTCCCTATGCGGCTCTAACAGTATGCCATGTAATGCAGAGCCGATGAGGAGAGCGGGGCTACTGGTAAATTTCTGACCCTTCCAGTGAGCCAGAGACTTTTTCCAGACAGTCTTAACTGTGGTCGAGGAAATATCAGCAGTCGCGTGATAATCCTCATTGGTCATACCAACTATAACACCCACTTTTTAAAAGTCGTGTTCTAAGGTATTAACCTCTTCCATAATTCGGTCTTGTTCGACCTCGTCTGCTTTACGGGCAATCGCATCGAAGTATGATCGATCTATACGTTCATTCTCAGCCTTCACCATGCCAGCAACTGCAGTCATACTGTCGTACAGTTTCTGATCTAGTGTGACCTTATTCTGCAGATCGGGGCTAAACCGCATGATATAGTATTTAGCACCCTTATCGGTGGTCTGTTTGTCAGCCGTTAGAGACAGTCGGTAATTAAAGAACTTACCATCTGACGGGATGCGCTTGATAACATCATGGTAGAACGGGCCGTAGTTCTTGCGCTTGAGCGACAAGATCACCGGCTCATTTTCTATGGTACGTGTTTCTCCGGAAGCCGTCTTGCCGGTGTATGATACTAGACCACGTATCACACGATATCGATCACGGCCTTCGTACTCTTTCCGCTGCTCCGGAGTCATCTGAACCGACTGCTCATAGGTAGGCATCCCGCACATTGTGCCACCTAGTTGATCACGGGCTTCATCTCGTTTATTGATAATAAGTCTGGACTTATTGACCAGCCTACCATCATCCCAGTGCATATACTGTACGTGATTTGATAGAGCATGAAGCACTACGCCGTCCTTGGCATAGACACGTTCATCATCAGTATTTAAAAAGAATGCGCCCAACGGAATTTGGTTGCCGCCTGTATCTTCGCCCTGAGAATTAATCTTTAAGGCCGGTATTCTAACCGATTTAGGTGCATCTGCAGCACCTAGCATATCAGCCAATTCATCTGGCGTCATGCCGCCCTCTACGGGAATTATATCAGACATTTTGTCTCCTTGATTTGAACTATCATTTTACCATAACTAAGTGGCGTTTGTCAACGACAGTTCTTCCTGATCAAGCCAGTTTTTTCCCATTGTTATTTCTACATCGAAAGGTACTACAGGTTTATATTCGTAGCGTGTCTGCATATCTATATCTATGCGGGTCATTGCTTCGACTAGTATGGATTTGACTTGTTCAGTCTCATCAGGATGTGTGTCTACTACTATGGAGTCATGCACAGTCAGGATCATTTTACTCCTCAGACCAGACTGTTTGAATAGTCGGAATGCTCGGATACATGCTAGTTGAACCATGTCAGCGGAGAAGCCTTGCACTGGGTAATTTAATATCTGCGTACCATTGCTAACACCGCCGTTGCTGCGTCTTACTACATTGGGCCAGTAGTACTGCCGCCCAGACGGCGTCTGCACTATTCCATTTTTTAATACTCCGGTCTGCAGTTGCTTATGCCAAGCATGGATGCCCTCGTAGATTTCGTAGAAACGACCAAAGTATGCTCTGACGTGTTCTGGAGAGCCATATCCTGTACCTCCAAAAAGGGGTAAAAATGTATTTGGTTTTCCGACAGTTTGGCGTTCTTCCTTAGTGACTTCGGACGCAGGTTTTTGCAGAATAATACTCGCGCTCTGTGCGTGGATATCCTTACCCTCTAAAATATCGGCTAGTCCTTGCGCGTCACGGCTGAGTTCCACACACGTCCTAAACTCTAGACCTGAGTAATCGCACTCGATAAGATTGCCATCATCAAACCTGCTGACA